AGCAAATGGATGCATTTATGCCTCAGTGCATAAAGGATATATCAGCCGGATTAACATCTGGACCAACTGAAATTAAGACATCTGTTGATGATTTGACTAAAGCATTTAATAATATGCCAAGTCAGTTTGAAGAGATATTGTCAAAATTCTCTGCAAAAGGGCATAAGCATTATAAAACGGCTGGAAATTACCTCTTGGTAACACTATGCATGGCAGCATTAATTGATTATGGTGTGAACAATCGTAAACACCAAGGAAAGTTGGTTTTAGCCATTGCTGGAGTTGCTGCAGTAACTCATTCTATGGAAATTGCAAATTTTGTGACTGAAATGTTAGCAAAATTTGATTCAAAACCAGTAGAAATGTTCTCTTGCGAGCAAATGTGGGTTGGAAGTAGTGATTTTGATCTACCAAAAATGCTACGAGATATATTATCCAAAATCTTATCATTTATAGACGTGCCTCAAGTGCGTTTATTGAAAGATTATACTCACTTCATAGTTAATTTCTCCCGAATTCGTGAAGGATTGTCCTCAATTTTAACATGGATATTCGAGAGTATTGATTACTTGTGTGAAAAATTATCTGGATATAGGGTCATACCTAGCTCGTGGTACAAAAACACGGTGCAAGAACGAAATATACGTAATTTCTTAGCGTCATTTGAAAAATTCACGGATGATATTAAGAAAGGGAAAGTGATGATTGACATCACCACCTTCTCAGTGTTACAAGATTTCGAAGGCATGTGTAACAATCTTAGATTGAACGCTGACAGAAATTCGGGCGCTATTGTTGTGTTAGATTCTATCTTGCGTGATATCAAAGCATTGAAACACAAATTTGCAGGAGTGATGATCGAATTCACAAGGCCTGAACCTGCCGCAATTTTATTTAGGAGTGCGCCCGGACAATTCAAATCTTCTATAGCAGGAGATTTATGTATAAGGTTAGCTAATTATGAAAATACGCCTAGCGCTGATCCTCGTAATTATCTTGAACCGATAAATATACATAAGTCTGGGAAAGCAATCGAGCGGAGTGATGCCTCTAAAGTGTATGCCCGACAAATTGTAAATGAATATATGGATGGTTATTGTGGCCAGCCAGTATTCTTCTATGACGATTTTGGGCAAACCAGAGACGTTGTTGGTATGACGTTGTCAGAGTTTAGAGAATTTATAGGAATCAAAAATACTGTTCCATTCCATTGCCATATGGCAGGAGTGGATGATAAGAAAGATACCTATTTTACGTCCTCTTTCATCGTTGCAACAACCAACGCGAAACAGTTCGTAGTAGAAAGTATTATTGATCCTGCAGCTTTAGATCGCAGGTGGGACTTGGATGTAATATTGTGCTTAAAACCAGAATATTGCTCCAATCCTTCTAGTGATTTGTTTTCTCGGGTTTGCGATAAGAACAAATTCAAAGTAAATGCAGACGGAAAATTGGATATAACGACAGACATGTTTGACTTCTTTGTTAAAAAATCTGATGGATCACAGGAATCTGTAACATATGAAGAATTGTTTAAACGCTTGATAATGGCTCGAGAAAAATACAAAGCTGTATATGAGAGCAAGCAAGACTTACAAAAGCCACAGGTAAAACGTGCAGCGCTTAAAATATTAGCAGATTTCGATATGGCATCTTCTGATGAAGATATTATGGCCTATGAGAAAGCTGTAGATGTAGGATTTACCGGTATAAACAAAGAATATTTGGATAAACATCCAGAAATATATCCATTTTATCGGAAAGTCCGGGCGTATATGGGCATTGAACCCATGGATTTCCAGAAAACATTGAAACAGTTTATTGAAGATAACGGGGTTGATATACTAGAACGTATTCTAGTTATAGGGCCTGATTATTCTGATATCATTGTTAACTTTTGTGAATCCGTGCCTATTTATCCACCAATGTATGAATTACCCAGTCGAACACTCTTGGACAAAATTATATGCTCCTATAAAGATCAAATGGTTGTCGTAAAGGAGTGGTTAGTAGAATACGGTCCAATAATTGGGCTCGTTTCTCTATGCTCATCAATTTATGCATTGTATAGTCATTTTTCTACTGAAGAACAAACTGAAGAACAGTCAAGTGCTAAAGCACACATGAAACCAGGTGGAAAATATCGATCATTAACAGAGATTGCGAAAGAACATATACCATTAAAGGAGCAAGCTCATTTAGAAAAGGACCAAGGTTCTATAGATGAAGCAAACTCATTAGTCCAAAAAAACATGGCTGCGATGATTGTCAATGGACAACATCGGGGTTACGTTTTATTTGTTGGAGGAACTTTAATCGTATTACCATCTCACTATATAAATATGTTCGATATGTGGGTGCGTGACCCAGAAGCGAAAGGTATAACCTTAGAAACCCCTATGTACTTAAGGCCATGCCATCCCACAGCTGATGATCATAGTGGATATGTTATTAGTATAAAAGATTTTCTCAAAGGTCATCTTCTTAATGAAGAACTAGCAAAGCGAGAATTAGCTTTTATCAATCTACCCGACCACATTCCACCTAAACGAAATATCATCAACAAATTCCGTTCAGCTAAGCAATTACGTGACAAGTACAGTTCTGTCTTATTGGCTAAAGGTCAAAAAGGGAATGTAAAGTTTTCTGGCACTGTGTTCATGTTTGCGAACAATGCCATTAGACAAAAGGCCCACACTCTCCGACAAAGTGATGGTGGCTTGAAAGAGATTATAAATGTTATAGTTTCATCTATGCCAACCACTGACGGGGATTGTGGAGCAGTCCTATTAGAAATTAACGCTAAAATGCCAAAAAAAAATTTTAGGACTACACACTGCGGGCAATTCTGACATTGGAACAGCTGTTGCTGCTCCATTGTTCGCTGAAGATGTGGAATGGGCATTTAATGCCTGCGAAACTATTCAAAGTTCGATAGCTAATAAATCTGAAGATTTGGGAACAATATTGGATGATAGATATGTCGTTGAACAGATGGCGAAACCTGTGGATAGAGTCACTAAAAGTGAAATAGTTAGATCTAGTATGTTTGGATTATTCCAAGAACCAACACACTTTCCTTCTATTTTGCGGCCTGTTGTGCGTGATGACGTTCTAATTGATCCTGTTATTAAATCTCTCAATAAGTACAATTACAATAGCGGAATTTATGTTCCTCCAACTGTCCTAAAACAAGCTATAGACTCAGAGATAGATTTTTATTTCAATGTGTCGCGATTTGATATTGAGAGACGAAAATTAACTAATGACGAAACTGTTATGGGTTTTGAATTTAGCACTGATTTTAGTCCTTTAAGTAGGCGTACGAGCCCTGGATATCCGTACTGTTTTGAAAAAGATGGTATGAAAGGAAAAACTTCCTGGCTAGGCGTAGATGGTGATTATCACTTATCTTCTCCTAAATGGTTGGGATTTTTAAAAGAGATTTCCATAATGGAAGACCAATTAGCAGAAAATATTATTCCAGAATTCATTTTTGTAGATAATCTCAAAGATGAATTGAGGAAGAAAAAGAAGATTGATGAGGTGAGCACTCGAAACTTTAGTGCTGCACCAATGAGTTTAGTTTTCTTATTTAGAAAATATTTTGGGACCTTTATAAATTGGTTTCACGCTAATAGGTTGGACAATGGTTCCGCAATAGGTATAAATCCGCACAGTAATGAGTGGCACATGCTCACTCTAATGCTTCAAAATAAGTCCAGCAGGATAAATGCTGGTGATTTCAAAGGTTTTGATACAGCCCACGCTCCTCAAATTTCTAGTGGGTTGTTGGCAATACCCATGAAATTCTATGAGAAATATAGCAATCCAAGAGATTATTCAATAAGAAGAACTTTGTGGACGACTCTATTGAGTACTCATCACTTATTTGAAGATAAAGTTGTGCGTTGGGACTCAGGTCTTGTATCTGGTCATGTACTGACTGCCATTATAAATAGCATGTACAATAGACTAGTTCACAAGTTGAGCTTTTATTATCTAACAGACTGTAACATTGGCAACTTCTGGGAATTTAATAGGTCTGTTTGTTTAATAACGTTTGGAGATGATTCATTGATGAGTTGTACTGAACTTTATGAAGATAGATATAATGAAAATACCATAGGAGAAGCAATGAAGCGTTTCGGTCTAATCTATACCCCTGAAAACAAAGAATCATTTAATATTGATCCTAGAGACATTGAAGATGTCACGTTTCTCAAGAGATCTTTCAGATTTGAGAGGCGAATAGGTAAATATGTTGACCCTTTGGATTTAGTAAGGTTGAAAGAAACTCTTAACTGGACAAAAAAAAATAATGGTCTTGAAATTCTGCAAGACAAATGTCTTACATTTGTCAGAGAATTGTCATTACACGGGAAAAGTGTTTTCGATATTTATATTGAAAAACTAAATGAGCGATATCATGAAGTTTTTGGTCAATATTTGCCCAAAACTAATTTTGAAGTCTGTTTGACAGATGCACTTAACAGTGTGTTAGACTTTGAAATTTCAAATTGTCAAATGAATACTACCATGAATAGTAAAACCGAAGCAAACCCCGCAGAGGTATTGAATGATGACACTGAGGTCATTCAACCTTATAATGTTACTCAGCAAGAGGAGATTGTAGATGCTCCCAAAGAAGAACCCGTTATTTTGATACCTATCCATATTTCTGGAACAGAAATTGGAGTAGGTCCAGGAAGGGGTTTACGATTTAAGTTTCAGATGGATTCACAACTGGTGGCTCATGATCTTGAGCCTCCACGTGATGTAGTCCAAGAGGATGACGGTGTAGTTAGAACTTATGCTCCTCCAAATATGGTTGTGCTAAATGATTTTAAAAGTGATTTAAACTCAGGAAGCCCATTTAAAGAATTGCGTGAAGCGTTGGGTAGGTTGACTATAGTAACAACTGGAACTATGGCCTCAACAGATACTGCCACTACATTTTCAACATGGGATTGGTCTAGCAATTTAAGTTCTGATCAAATGATAAGTAATAAGTTGAAAGGCATAATGAGTATAAGAGCAACATTAAATGTGCACTTGGATATTAATGCAAACCCAATGCAACAAGGATTGTATCGTTTGTATTTTTGTTATACAGGAGGTGCAACAGGTGGATTAGCTATGGCCAATGCTTGGGAATTAATGCATAGATTTTCAAAAATGCAAGTTTCTCAATGTTTAGGTGTATGGGTTAATATTGGTTGTGACACTCGGGTTTCATTCAGCGTGCCATGGCGTAGTTGTTGTAATGCTTTTGTCCTAAATTCGCTTGTAGCAAGGGCTACGTCACCTGGGGTTGTGCACTTGTATCCTTTTTC